GACGACCAAAGCCTTCGGACTCCAGCCTTGACTGTACTTGCTCCGCAGACAAACCTAAGTTGTGACAGTTGGTTTGCTCTTTGTTGTGCCTGAGACCTTGAGTGCTTGACTGAGCTTGAGCAGCCTGTATACCTGCCTGACCCAACTGCAGTTCTCTTCCAAATCCTTCTGATTCAAGTTGTGCCTGAGTCTGTTCAGCAGTAAGACCCAATTGTGACAACTGTGCTGCTCTTTGTTGTGCCTGAGACTGCAACTGACTTGACAAACCAGCNTGCTGACCAAACAGACCACCAAAGGCTTGAGCTTCGCCCAGTGCCTGCTGACGTTCTGACTGAGCTTGTTGTATAGCAGACAATGATGCTCTGTTACGTGCTTCTTCCTGTGCAGTAGCCATAGCTAGTTGTTCTGGTGTAGAGCCACCGTAAGCTGCTGAAGACGTGCCTAGTCTTCCTTGAGCTGCTAACCGCTGTTCTAACTCAAGGCGCTGACGCTCTTCTCCGGGACGTTGTGTAGCACGTATACGCTCAAATACTTCTGCTTCTCGTCCTGCAGTAGGCTGTAGTACTTGTTGCGCCGCCTGTCCTGCTAAACCACCATATTGTTGACGTAAGGCTTCTACGTCAGAAGGAGCAGCAGTGTCGAGTCCTGCCATACCCAAGCCTAGTCCTCTTTCTGCCAAAGCACCCGCACCTGTACGAACACCGGGAGCAGAAATACCGCCAAAAGCTTGACTAACGTCTGGTATAGCTAAACCACGTTCTTCTGCTCCAGCAGCTAACGCTTGTCCAGCAAGTGTTCCCGAAACTCCGCTCACAGAAGGAGCAGTAATCCCTGAAAATCTTTGACTAACGTCAGGCACTAACATGCCTCTTTCTGCAGCACCAGCACCCATTAACTGCCCTGCTAGTCCTCCTGCTGCTGTCCTAACTCCGGGGTCTGTAACACCAGCAAACGTTCCTGTTACGTCAGGAGCGCCACCAGCTAAACGAGCGCCTCCTAGTCCTAACGCTTGCTGACCAAGTTGGCCTACACCAGCACTAGGCTGTTGACCTAATAGTCCACCTACTTGTCCTGCAAACTGCCCACGTAGTAGATTTATGTCCGCAGGTTGTTGCCCAGCGGCGCCCATAAACTGACCACCAAGGCCGAAGGCTTGTTGTGCTGCAGCTTGAGTAGGAGCCATGCCAAACGTAGGCTGACCCATTAGCTGTTGTCCTGCGCCTAACGCACCAAGACCTGCCTGAGCCAACTGAGCTTGTCCTGTTACAGGTTGACCAAACATTTGACCTGCTTGACCAAACAACTGTTGAGATAAAGCTTGTTCCTGAGGCGACATTGAAACAGCTAGACCACCTTCAGGAGTTGCTTGTAGAGAACCACCAGTTCCTGTAGTAACAGTGTACGGCCTAAACTCTGTTTGTCCTAATTGCGTTTGAGCTAACTGCCCTGCTTCTCTGCGGGCCTGCTCACCTATCTCACCAAGGCGTTGATACGCTTCTCCAGTAAGAAGACCACCAGCAGCGGCAATACCACCTATTCCTAAAAGCCTTGCTAATTCTTCACCCATCAGTAAGTACCCCCATCAATCGTTCCTGTTGACAGCGTACCTGTAAACGTTAAAGCAGGAATGGTCACTGTGCCTGTAAAGGTCGGTGAAGCAAGGTCTGCCTTAGTAGCGATAGCTGTTGATATGGCATCAAACTCTGTTTCAAATTCAGCGCCTTTAATGATTTTACCGCTGTCTCCAGAAGGTAGACTGTCTTTAGCGGCAAAGTCAGTAGTCTTTGTATAATTACTCATAGTACTTTACCCATTAGTGCTAACACGTTAATCTCTTGGAGAGACAATCCTGAACCGTCTATGTCCGCTTCCAACCCTATTGTTATAACTCCACCGCCTCCGGTAGTGTTTATTCCACGCCGTGACGTTAAGTCACCACCTGTAAATTCTGCTGTCTCGTTGTATTCATCTTCGTTGTAGTAGCCAGTTACCTGATTACCAACGGTAAACTCTGCAGTCTGAAAGAACGTACCAAAGTCATACGCCCACTTAAGAAACATAATTGCACTGTTAGCACCGACAATGGTAGGGCGTAACTTCTTAAGTATTTTTAACCTAGAAGGGTCGCCAAAGGTTAAGCCGGGGCTAAAGTACTTAAAACGATAAGACTCTCCGTTGTCTCTAAAGCCACTGTATTCACTAATACCACTGCCGTTACCAATCAATAAAGTGCCGTCGTCTTGCCTGCCGTAGCTAGTAAAGCCAGTGCCGGGCCAACGAGTAACACGATATGCGCCGTTCTCTAGCGTGCCTCGAACATCAAAGCAAAAGGTTGTGTCCTGAGCAGTAAAAGTAATTAGGTAGAAACCTTCTTCAGGGCTATAAACAGAACGGTAAAACCCCGTTTCATTTTGCAACAAAGCAATAATGTCTTTTGATACAGTGCTAGACAGGCTGGTTATAGGCATGGACTTTTCTTGTATTGTTCTGCCAAAGCTTTTTAGTCCTGTATGCGACAAGAACAACACATCAGTACCCGTATATTGAACCGTGTCTCTGTCTACGCAGCCTACTCCTGCTACTGTATCTGATAAAGCCATCGTTGCTGGCGCTTCTGCACCTGAGTAAACAACAATGCTGTGCTTACCAAATATAATAAGTAGTCCGTTATGTGCAGCTAAAGCAACAACCTCGTCGTAGCCATCAGGCCACACCTTAGATAAGTTAATAGAGCCACTAGTGCCACCTGACCAGTCATGGCCTATTAACAAGTCAGACCAGTAGACAGTAGACTTGTCGTTATTAACGTCTGCCGTCCATAGCCTTCCATAGGCCGCTAGAACCTCATTACCGTACATAGCACTAGTAACACCAGCCGCACCAGAAACTGCGCTGAGTTTGATTACAGCGCCTCCTGCGTTGTCATAGACTAAAGGTTCATTGCTACGCTGAAAAAAATAAATCTTGTCGTTAAAGTTGACCATCTTCCAGTTGTCAGAAGTAATCGTAACTGCAGCAGGGGTCTCATCAACCAGTGTTGTAGTACCGCTAAGTATCTTATTGTTGCCTACAGAAAACACTTTGGTGTTGCCTGCGTTATCTTCAAACTCTTTAATTGCTCTAATCTTTGCAGAACCTAGCTCAGTCTTGTCCGTTGTAATAACAAGGTTGCCCTTACGTGACGCAATACGTCCACGCTTGTCAATCACTGCGTTGTCAGCAATGTCGGCAAACGAAGGATCTTGTGCCAGCGGAGAATCTTCTGTATTGATCCCCTTGAAGGCTGGTGCAACAAGATTAATGCTTTGTAATTGTTGAGCCATAGTTACCTCACGGGGTATAGAAGATTACTTCTTCTGGGTGCTTCTGAGCGTCCAATGCAATAGCATCAGATAAATAACGGTCAGCAATAGCAAAGTACTCAGGAGCAGACGTACCACCTGTCTCACCACGTTCACGAGCTAGCAAAGCAATAGCCAAGTGCATTACAGGCATAGACGGTACTAACAACTCATCAGCATCAGCAGACAAGTCAGCAGTACGCTTAACACAGTTAAAACGAATGGTGTATTCTTTTTCTGGTACTGGGTAAATATCAATCTGCGTATCACCGTTACTGTCAACACCGTTGTACGAGTAGTACTTAGGCGCACCCTTGACAGGATCAGACACAAGGTAAACTTCATCAAAGTACGTAGCTGTCTTGTATTCCATGAACACATTAGCTGTATCGTTAATTACGTTAAGAGCTTTAATTCTGTTCTGGCTACCTGTAAGTACGTAGTTAAAAATGTCGTTAGTAGTAGAAATTGTTAAGGTAGTTCTAAGTGCAGACCAGTCCCAAGAGTCTTCTACTGTTCGTTTTGCATCGTTAACAAAGTCACCTACCATTTTTGAGTATGTGCTGCTTTGCACAGAAGCAACTTCTTCTTCTCGCATTCTGCGTAGGACGTTGTTTACTACATCTAGGTATGTCACGTGAGCATCCCTCTATTATTTGTAAGTCTCTGAATCATTGCTAAAAGCTCTTGGTTATAATCTGTATAGGGCATTTCAATTTGTCGTATCTGCGGTGTTTGATACGCAATGTTAAAGCCGTACTCGTTTTCTGATGTAATAGGAGAACCAGATAACATACCGCTTCCTAAACCGCTGCCGTCTCCATCACCATCTCCATCACCATCTCCGTCACCATCTCCAGTTCCAGTGCCATCTCCAGTTCCAGTGCCATCTCCAGTTCCAGTACCATCACCATCTCCATTGCCCGCAGGCTCTGGACTAGGCTCCGGTGAAGGCTCCGGTGAAGGCTCTGGACTAGGCTCCGGACTAGGCTCTGGTTCTGGCTCTGGCTCTGGTTGAGGCTCTGGTTGAGGCTCTGGTTGAGGCTCTGGTTGAGGCTCTGGTTGAGGCTCTGGTTGAGGCTCTGGTTGAGGCTCTGGTTGAGGCTCTGGTTGAGGCTCTGGTTGAGGCTCTGGTTGAGGCTCTGGTTGAGGCTCTGGAC